TACCCGATGGCGTCACTCAACGATTGTATTGCGATGTGTTGCCTAATGATAAATCATTCCATAAGTATGTGAAGGGTAAAAATGAAGACAAATTCAATAAAGAACTCGTATCAATTATAAGAAAGCACTTCATGTACAATTCAGAAGAAGCGGAGCAGTATTTGGAACTCATTATTCAAATCAATCCAAATGAACTTTTTTCTATATTGAAAAAATACGGCAAGACAGAAAAGGAAATAGAAAAAATGTTTTAAGTTTGGTAATACCAAAACTATTTCTTATCTTTAGTTTTATAAAATAATACAAATGGAAAAATCAAAACAATCAACGGATATCGGATTTTTTACAATACTATTTTTAATTTTTTTAACTCTTAAACTTGCCGGTTTAGGTGTAGTCGCCGATTGGAGTTGGTGGTGGGTTACTGCACCATTATGGTTACCTATAGTGGCAGCACTTATTGTATTGGCCGCGGCCGCATTCATTAAATTAATAGCAGAATGAAAACATTTGTACTAGGGGATAAGCACGGTGGATACAAAGCAATGCTTCAAGTATTTCAACGTAGCGGTTTTAATCCCGATACTGATAGACTTATTGATTTAGGTGATGTGGTAGACGGTTGGAGCCAAACATATGAATGTGTCGAGCTCCTTCTTTCATGTAAAAATTTAATTTCAATAAAAGGTAATCATGATGATTGGTGGCTAACATACTTAACTACAGGTAAGCATCCTGCTAATTTATCACACGGTGCACGTGCTACATTACAATCTTATATTGATAATTGCCCAGCATCTGATGGTATTATACCCTTTACTTGTCCTGAATCGCATTTGCAATTTTATGAAAATCAATTGCCTTATTATAAAGATTCGGCTAATAACGTGTTTGTACACGGCGGATGGAATCGACATTTTAATTTAGCTGAACAACCCGTATCTGATATATACTGGTGGGACAGAGATTTATTTCTACAGTCGCTATCGGCAGGTACCATAAGTAATGAAAAGTACAATGCGTTGAGATTCAAAGACTTAGATATCAATAAAATATTTATAGGTCATACACCTACTACCAATTGGAAAGAAAAAGAAACAGTTTCTAATTCAGGTATTATACTATCACAGAAAGGACAGCCAAAGACCATACCTATGTTTGCAGATAAAATAGTGAATATAGACACAGGCGCTGCATTTGATGGTAAATTAACATTGATGGATATTGATACTTTACAATACTGGCAATCGGATACCGTACGTGATTTGTATCCAAATGAAAAAGGTAGAAATTAGTTTGGTAGTGCAATCGATTTACTATATATTTAAGTATTAGTAAATTATTGTTTTACCTTATAAAAAATTGAATGAGTAATTTATCAGACAAGTTCGGAAATCTAGGCACCAAAGGCGCCAACGGAGAAACTTGGTTATACCGAGTGCTAAGTAAAAGATATCAAACCTCCGATTACAGGCAAGATTACATTATGCAAACTCAAGGAATTGATTTTGGTATCAAAGAGCCCAATTGGCGCAGGGAATATACTTTGGATGTCAAGACTAATCTTTACATAGAACAGGACTTTTATGCTTTCAAAATAGAGCTGCAGCGTGAAAACAAGGCGGGCTGGCTATATACCTCAAAAGCTGACCGGATATACCACGTAAATTCTTATACGGGTAGATACTTATACTATGATTTGAATGAAATGCGATATTACATTACCAAAAGATTGTTAAAATCACCAAACTCATTCAATATCAGTGAATCAAACGGCGACATTTTACTTCAATTGAAATTTCCAAATGGTAAACCAAACGAGACGCCGGCAACAAAATTATTTTGGGAATAGTTTGGCGGTATCAAAAATATTTCATATATTAATAAAATAAGTTATGATATTTAAACTTACAAATTCTTTTTATGAATGGCTAGAAGGTGTGTGTTGGGAGAATACCGTACCATACAAAGTATACAAATTTCTCAGATATGATTTGCCTAGATTTTTCAAAAACATATGGAAATTTAAAAAAGCCTTATACAACCATTATTGGTTTGATCATCACGGCACTCTTATGTTTATGGAAATAGGATTGACTGATATGGCTAACAATATTGAAACTCGCGGTATTGAAGTAGACCATTCTAGACTGAAAAAGGTCGCTAAGATGCGTAGGGCGATACAACTCATTAAAAATTACAATGATGATTTGTATATTGATATGGCCGAAAAAGAATTGGGTGACTTAATATTACATGATTGGGAATTTGAACCGTCTGCAGACCATCCAGACTGTTCTCGATTAATTGATAAGGAGAGTCCGGAAGAAAAAGCTCATAATGCAAAAGTATTTGCTAGAGCGAGAGAAATTGGGGAACAAGAATGGGATGAATTGTGGGATATTATCAAAGGACAAGACTATTCAAAGTTTGATAAAGAAATTGATTTTGATAGTCAGTTTAATGGTTCAGGCATTCGTGGATGGTGGGACTAATTTGCACAAATAAAAATACAAACTAATGGAATTTACTTTTTATATCAAATTTATTCTGGTAATGTGTTCAATGATTCTTGCTGATATAGCATGGACCTACTACTTCATAAAAGTAGACGAACGAAAAACGATTTCGGCAGGTCTTTGGTCTTGTATAATTCTATGCTTTGCTGCATTTACTACAGTTAATTGGTTATCCGACAGTAGATTATTTATTGCTGCTTTAATTGGTTCTTTTATAGGAACAGCCGGTGCGGTGGAATTTAAAAAACGCAACGAAACAAAAGCTGGCTCGAAAAATGAGTAAGAGATACTCAGAAGACTTGTCAATGTCTCATTTAAACTTGATAGGGTATTGGACTGGACATCCTTAAACGCCAGTCTCGTGGGAATAAAGGGACAGCACAAACCCTCCCAGTAGTGTGATTTATATTTTTATGTGGTAAGACACTAATGTGTTTGTTTTCAAGAAAACTAAACCGGTAAAATCTACTCACCAGTAATCTCAAGGTGGGGAACCCGGTCAGGTGGCGGAATTGGTAGACGCTAAGGCATTTGGGATAGTCGTTGATTCAAGAATGCTAATAAATGAGGTGCGATACGACATACAGGTTCGAATCCTGTCCTGACCACTTTTTTATCCAAAAAAAAAAAAATGTAAAAATTTGGAAAATTGAAAAAGTTTCCTTATATTTATAATATAAAGCAGAAAATAGTTCTTTAACATATTGTAATTTATTGTTTTCGAATCACAAATTAAAGGAGATAATTTCAAATTTGAAATGTGTTAGAAAATAATCAATGGGCCGTTTATAGTCCATGGACTAGTTCCTAAAAATAAACTACGAAAGTAGGATAAAGTGATTGTAATGCTAAATACAATTGCGGCTAAGAAATTAGCTCGAGTAAACGAGCACGATATCGCATAATCTTTAGTACTGAGGGTGACACTGTAGGGAGAATGATAGTGTGACTTGCCTATGTGGATAGGTGAGTTGAGGGCGGAAGTCCAATAAAAATAACGTGTAGAATACATGCAAAAAATGTACTTGTCCGAGTGTATTATTGCGTTATTCAATATCAATGTTGGCTTGAAGATGAAAATCAAGAATCTAACACAGGTGGTGCTGATAGATTCCGTTCAAAAAACCTACCAAGGTTTACGAATGAAGTTGACGTGAAATATGGAAGCAGGGATGTTTCAGAAGGTAGTTAGATATTCTCCCGATCAAAAGTTGGTAGAGTCTAAGGTGCACCGCTACCCTCACTAAATTCCACAGCACTAAAGCTATGATTTTATGTAATCTAACGAAAACTACAAATAAAGCCCAAGTGTGCACCAGGTGTAAGTCATCGAATCCGAAGAAAGATGCCTACATAGTAACCAGCAGTTGGTTGCCACAGAAGCTCGCAAGGCCTATGTGATTTTAATGAAAGGTTTGTAGTCCCGCAAGGATGAATTAGCTCGGCAGAGTTGAACAGATTGACTAGTTAGAGATTAACTTGCACCTCAAGAAGTGATTAGTCTAACTAATCGGCATTGGTTGAATAGAGATCAAAAGTCTCTGGATACGAGGGGAATAAATAATACCTTTAAAGTTCAGCCGTTAAAACCTGTAATCTCAAGGTTATACACATCGCAGGATGGACTGGAGTTGGTTCCAGCTGAGCCTCCGAGGCTCAATGACATGGGTTCGAATCCCATTCCCGCAACTAAAGTAACTATATCTATTAGTTACTATCATAACATTATACTATCATATGACTTTTATTGAATTTTATATTGGTATTAATCCTGAGGATTCTGCCGAGTTTATGGACATTTTTGATTCTGTAAATAATGTGACTGAGCCCGATATGGAGTTGCTTCATGAATTTGATGAACCGTACGGTTATTATACTTACATAATAAAGGGTACATGGGAACAATACGAATTGTTTTTAAACCATGATGCTTCAATAATCAAATCCGTTAATCACTACGAAGAAGGATAATTCAATCTTTCTAACACTTTACAAAATTAAAGTTACCATGAAAAAAGTTTATTTGGCTATACCATACAGCGGTATGGAAACCAGTAGCTATGAACAAGCGACTGCGGCGACTGCTCATATTATAAATGAATATGAAATCAACGTATTTAGTCCTATTACGCATTCGCATCCATTAGTAAAACACGGAGCAAAAGGTACATGGGACTATTGGCAGAAAATTGACTATCAATTTATTGATTGGGCTGATGAAATTTGGGTCTTAATACCAACCGAAGGACGTGCTAGAGTAGAAAAATCTGTCGGCGTACAAGCTGAGGTACGATATGCTGTTGAAACCGGTAAACTAGTAAAATTTATTCAAATAATCAATAATCAAATAGTAATATGCCAATAATTGCAATCAACGGAAAAATCGGAAGTGGCAAAGATACCGTAGGAAAAATGATTCAGTATCTAACATCAACAGCAGTAGACAAGTATGCCTTCGATGAATTTCTAGACTATGACAAATTGGGTATACGAGTTGCTACTGATTATGAATATTGGTCCGATTGGCAAATTAAAAAGTTTGCAGGTAAACTCAAACAAATAGCATCAATATTATCTGGTATTCCGGCATATAAGTTTGAAGATCAAGAATTTAAAAATACTTTTTTGTCTAATGAGTGGAATTATTTTCTCAAAGATAAAACAATTACTGATGATGGTATTGGTCTTGTTGTAAACAAAATGACTGTTCGTGAGTTTCTTCAAAAACTCGGTACTGAAGCAATGCGTAATGGCTTACATACAAATACATGGGTGAATGCTTTATTCAGTGATTATACTGTCAATACAATAGCTGTAGGCTCAAATGAATTTGATGTAATAGATGAAGACGTTGAACCTAAATGGGTTATAACAGACCTACGATTTCCAAATGAATATGATGCGGTTGCTGAGAGAAACGGCATAACCATTCGTGTTACTAGACCTGGTACTGTCTGTGGAACACATCCGTCTGAAACTGCATTAGATACGTATTCATTTGATTATGAAATATCGAATGATGGCGACTATACTGCACTCTTAAATAAAGTAAGAGCAATCCTTGTAAAGGAGAATTTAATTCCTTAAATTTATAGTATGCCTAAACCAATAGTAGATATCAGTGCCATATTCCGTGCGACGTTACCCGAGAAAAAACCGACTGATGCAACAATATCATACAGTCAATTTTCCATGTATCAGCAATGTCAATTAAAATGGAAACTCAATTATATTGACAAAATAAGATTTGGTGGTCCAAGTATTATAACAACATTTGGTACTGCATTTCACGAAACACTGCAATACTATTTGTATGTATTATACCACAAAACTGCAAAAGAAGCAGATCAAATCAATTTATCAGACTTATTGCAGGAAAGATTGACGGAGGTATATGAAATTGAAATGCACACTAACAATAATGGTGAACACTTCACGGATGCTAAAACAATGCAAGAGTTTTACATGGACGGTGTAGAAATTTTAACATATCTACAAAAAAATAGAACAACATATTTTAAAGTATTGGGTTGGGAATTGTTAGGTGTTGAATTGCCGTTATACATTCAAGCATCTGAGTCAAATTCTAATGTGTTCATGAATGGATTTATTGATGTGGTATTGCGTGACACTAAAAATGATGAAATTCACATTTTAGACATTAAAACTTCCACTAGAGGCTGGACTCAATACGACAAAGCAAACAAACTCAAAACATCACAATTAGTTTTGTATAAACAGTATTTTGCTAAACAATACGGTTATGATGTAGAAAAAATACACATTAACTATTTTATAGTTAAACGCAAATTGTTAGCTGAAAGTATGTTTCCGCAACGTAGAATACAAGAATTTCAACCATCTTCAGGTAAAGTAACCAGAAAAAATTTACAAAAGGATATTGATTCATTTGTATCGTCTTGTTTCAATGCAGATGGTACTAAAAATACAAATCGAGAATATACTGCCTTTGCAGACAAAGGTGGCAAGAATTGTAAATATTGTGATTTTGCAGATAAGTTTAATCTCTGCCCAAAGGAAAATAGAATCAAAGCACTATAACAATGAATAAATGTTTATTATTCTTGGCCATGTGTGTAATGTATGGCTGTAAACCGACAAGTACTATATACTTTACAGTACAAACCGTCATTCCATCTGAATATACCAGTATATACATTTTAAAAAGTAAACATCAACGTATATCATTGGTTGACAGTAACAATGCACATCAACTCGGAGACACATTCAAATTCAGTAAATTAAAACGTATTAGCTATGAGTGATTTGCCATTTAATAGACTATTTAACATACATGCTTGTCGGCAGTTAATTGAGGCCAAACGCAGTCTTAAGGCCGATTATAATAAGGTAGCGATTGTGGGTTCTAGGTCCTATGAAAACAAAAACAAAATTAGGGATATGATATTCAAACTCAAAAACAATCTACCTAATCTAGAAATAGTATCAGGCGGTGCAAGTAATGGTGCGGATAGATATGCTAAAAAGTTTGCTTTGGAATTAGGTGTAGGATACGCAGAATTTAATCCTGCACATACTGTTAAAAATTTGTACTCAATGATGCCTGATGAATACTATGAACAGGACTATCACGTATCACAATTAATGCACAGAAATGAATTAATAGTATTATACAGTGATTCTGTAATCGCATTTCGAAGCACTGGTAAATCTAGTGGTACTGACCATGCCATTAAGATGGCGATAAAACACAACAAACCGTACATAATAATAGGAGACAAGGTATGAAACCATTTGTATTATACATGCTTAAATGGCAGCTCGGAGCCATAATTACAGTACCGTGCATTTACTTTTTCCATGATTACCTAGGTTGGAACAATCTAAATACTACTATTGCATTTCAACTAATTGGAGGTTTGGTTTTCTGGAATATTGATAAATTTATTTTCAAGAAACTTAAATCTTAATAAGTTTTTCTTATATTTATATTAAATAAAGTTACGAACATGAAGAAAAAGAAAATTTTACTACTCTCCGATGATATGCGATTAAATTCGGGAATAGGTGTAGTATCCCGAGAATTGGTATTAGGTACTTTAAAACAATTTGATTGGGTACAATTAGGCGCTGCTATCAAGCATCCTGAAGCCGGCAAGGCTATCGATTTAAGTGAATCAATACAAAAAGAATTTGGTATTCCTGATGCCTCGGTAAAAATTTATCCGAGTGATGGCTATGGTAATATGGATGTAATACGCCAGCTTATTAACATTGAACAACCTGATTGTATATTACATTTCACAGACCCTAGATTCTGGGGTTGGTTGTATGCTGCTGAGCACGAGATACGACAAATACTTCCAATTTACTATTTAGCAATTTGGGACAATTGGCCTGCTCCGATGTGGAACAAACCATTTTATATGTCGTGTGATATGATTTTAGGTATATCAAAACAAAGTAATGCAATACATCAAACGGTGTTAGCAGGAGAGGGATACAAAGATTGGCAGTTAAAATATTTGCCTCATGGTATCAATCATAAAACATTTTATCCTATTACTCCGGATGCTCCTGAATACAAAGAGATGCTGGAACATAAAAAAGCATTAGGTATAGCTGATAATGCATTTGTAGTATTGTATAATGCACGAAATATTCGTAGAAAGCATACTAGTGATGTTATGTTGGCGTTCAATCATTTTAGAAAAATGTTGCCTAAAGAAGCTGCTGACAAATGTGTATTACTTATGCACACACAACCATTAGACGATAATGGTACTGATTTGTATGCTACCTGGAAAGAATTAATGCCTGAGTGCAATGTAATATTTTCAGCCAATCAGGTATCACCTAAAACATTGAATTTTCTATACAATTTGTCTGATGTTACTATCAATTTAGCTTCAAACGAAGGATTTGGTTTAGGTACTGCTGAATCTGTTATGGCAGGTACGCCTATTATTGTTAATGTTACAGGTGGATTACAAGACCAATGTGGATTTAAAAAGGCTGATGGTACATATTTGACAGCAGACGATTATTCAGATGTATGGGGAACAAATAATGACGGCAAATACACTGATTGTGGTGAATGGGCATTCCCGGTGTTTCCTAAAGTACAGACAATGCAAGGTTCTATACCTACCCCATATATTTGGGACGACATTGTATCATATAAAGAAGCTGCCGACCGCATAATGGAAGTATATGAATTGGGTTATGAAGAAAGAAAAGGTAGAGGATTGGCTGGTAGAGAACATTTTCTTAAACCTGATGTAATGCTTAGTGCAGAAAGTATGTGTTCAGCATTTACTGAATACATGAATACAGCATTTGCTAATTGGACTCCGCGTAAAAGATTTACATTATATACAACATAAAAATAAGTTATGGAAAACAATAAACCTATATGTGCAATCGTTGCACCCGTAGCTACAGTAAGTGGTTATGGTTCACGTTCAAGAGATTTAATTCGTGCAATAATTGCATTGGATAAATATCAAGTACAAATTATTAGTACGCGATGGGGCGGTACACCTATCAATGCTTTAACTCAAGGAGTTGATGATGATTTAATTAGTAGATTGGTTCCGCAGTTGACTACCAAACCAGATATTTTTATTCAAGTATCTGTACCTAATGAATTTCAACCTATTGGTAACTATAATATCGGTGTTACAGCAGGTATTGAAACCACTATGTGCTCATCTGATTGGTTGATAGGTGCTAATAAAATGGATATGATTATTGTACCGAGCGAACATTCTAAAAATGTATTCACTGCCACGAAATACGACCAAATTAATACCAATACCAAGCAAAAAGAAGGTATGCTAGAATTAGTGAAAACTATTCAAGTATTGTTCGAAGGAGTAGATACTAGTGTATACAATAAAACATCAGAATTGAGTAAAACAGTTGTTGATGAATTGGCTAGTATACCAGAGCAATTTGCATTTTTATATGTCGGTCATTGGATGCAAGGTGATATGGGAGAAGACAGAAAAAATGTTGGTATGTTGATTCAAACATTTTTAGAAGCATTTAAAAACGTGACTGATGCACCCGCTTTGATATTGAAATCTAGTGGCGGAACATTTAGTCATATGGATAGGCTAGATATACTCAGGAAAATTGCAGCCATTCGCGATAGTGTAAAAGCTAGAAGACTTCCTAACATTTATTTGTTGCATGGTGATATGAATGAATCTGAAATGAACTCTTTGTATATGCATCCAAAAGTTAAGGCACATGTGTCTTTAACGAAAGGAGAAGGTTATGGTAGACCATTAGCTGAAGCGGCTATGTCAGGAAAACCTATTATAGCAACTGCATGGTCAGGACACATCGACTTTTTAAATAAAGACTTTGTAACCTTAATACCAGGTCAATTGACAAACGTTCATCCTAGTGCAGCGTGGGATAAAGTGATTTTGCAAGAATCGCAATGGTTCACTGCTGATTACGGTTATTTTATTGGTGTGTTGAAGGACGTATATAAAAATTACAATACTTATTTGGAAAAGTCAAGAAAAATGCCTAAATATATGAAAGACAATTTTTCTTGGGAATTAATGAAATCCAAATTGGAAACCATATTGAATGAAGTACCTATTGCACCTAAAGCACAAAAACTTGTGTTGCCGCAATTAAAGAAAATCGAATTACCGAAACTCAAAAAAGTAGAATAATGCAAATATCATATGCAATACTAACACATAATGAAGGTGAATGTATCGAAAGATTGTTTCAAACTATTCTGGAATACAAAGACCCTCAAGATGAAATTGTAGTAGTAGACGATTATTCAACAGATGAACTTACATTGCAAATTTTAACTGATTACAGTAAAAATAAACACATCAAGTTATACAAGAACCCTTTGAATAACAATTTTGCTAATCAAAAAAATTACTTGTCTAGTAAGTGTTCAGGAGATTTCATATTTAATATTGATGCTGATGAAATGGTTAAACCTGAATTAATTGTTAATTTGAAAGCAATTATATCAGCCAATCCAGATGTTGATTTGTATGCTATACCTCGAGAAAATACTGTTATAGGCATTACTCCAGAACATATTGCTAAATGGAATTGGCGATTAAACGAAAATGGATTTGTAAATTTTCCTGACAATCAATTAAGAATCATGAAAAGAAATTCTTATATTATGTGGCAAAACGCGGTTCACGAAGTACCTACAGGTTTCAAAAAATTTGCATTTATACCTGATGAGTATGCACTCGAACACGTGAAGAGTATTGAAAAGCAGGAACAGCAAAACTCATTTTATGACACTATCTGAAATTAAGAAAATTATTGATGATAATCCTAATGATCAAACTTTAGGTTCTGCTATTAGAGCATTGATGAGTAATGAAAAACTCTATGAAGAACGACCTTGGGGTTATTTTGAAGTTTTATTGGCTACGCCTACATATAAAGTTAAACGCTTTGTAGTTAAACCCGGTTACCGACTTTCCTATCAATACCATAGGTATAGACGTGAACATTGGAGTGTATTAGAAGGCTCCGGCCGAGTAACCATAAATGCAAAAACTGTACCAACATCGGCTAATGATACATTTTACATAGAACGCGGTGATTTGCATAGAGTTCACAATATTGGAATGAAGGATTTAGTAATAATAGAAATTCAGTTCGGTGATAAATGCGAAGAATCTGATATCGTTAGAATAGATGATGATTTTAATAGAGAATAATGAAATATGATTTTTTATGGTTTGGGTAAACGGATGTTTTGATATAATACATATAGGACATATAAAACTATTACAATATGCTAGTAGTTTTGGTGATCTAATCGTCGGACTCGATTCTGATCGTCGTATTATGGAGAATAAAGGTAACTTAAGGCCATTTAATACGCTAACCGATAGAATCGGCGTATTAGAATCTATCAAATATGTTAAACGCGTTGTGAGTTTTGATACAAATGATGAATTGATTATGGCAATAAAAACACACAAATGTAAAATGATAGTCGTCGGTAGTGATTATATAGACCAAAATATTATTGGTAGTGATTGTGTTGATACGGTTAGATTTTTTCAAAGAATACCCGACAAATCTACATCCATGATATTACAAAATATGTTTTTACGATGAAACAAATACTTGTTATTGGCGAAACGTGTATAGATGAGTTTATTTATTGCGATACTACACGACTGTGTCCAGAAGGGCCCGTACCTATTGTAAAACCGATATATACTACGATTAACGATGGTATGTCCGGCAACGTCGTTAATAATATTAAATGTATTGATTCAACGGCATATATTACGCATGTACATCAATCCGATGTAATTAAAAAGATTAGATATGTTGATAAGAAAAGTAATCATTTATTTATTAGAATAGATGAGGAAAAGGACGATATATCAAAATGTAGTTTAGAGTCTATTGAACAATTACAGAAAAATTTCTATGACCTGGTTATAGTAAGCGATTATCAGAAAGGCTTTTTATCTGACGAGCAGTTACCGGTGCTCGCTAAGTTAGGCACTACTTCAGTATTGGATACTAAAAGACTACTAACCGATACAATTATAGAAAATTTTACTTTTGTAAAGCTTAACGAACAAGAAGCGTATCAAAATAGACATCTGACATTATCGGATAAATTAATAGTTACATTAGGTTCGAGAGGTACTAAGTACTTAGAGCAAATATTTGAGACTGTAGAACCGGTCGAAACGATAGATGTTAGCGGAGCGGGTGACACATTTACATCTGCATTTGCACTGAAATATGTTGAAACTAATGACGTAACGGTATCGATAAATTTTGGAAATACTATGGCAGCGAAGGTTGTTAGAAAAAGAGGCGTTGCGACACCGTAAACAAAAATATATGATAAAGACAATACAATACAAAACAAACAATTATCCGGAATTTCAAACACAAGGAAACGCGGCGCAGTTTGCTATACCGTTCGCAAAACATGTATGTACTGGTGTAGGAGTCGACGTAGGTTGTAATAGATTAGAATGGACATTTCCGGGTGCGATACCAATTGACCCGGAAATAAATGATTTTAGTGCAACGAACTTTCCAGAAAATCTCGACGAATTAGATTATGTTTTCAGTTCACACTGTCTTGAACACATACCAAATTGGGTCGATGTTCTGGATTATTGGACTTCAAAATTACGAAGTGGTGGTGTATTATTTTTATATTTACCTGACTACTCACAAGTATATTGGCGCCCATGGAATAATAGAAAACACGTTAATGTATTTACTCCTGATATTATTGCAGACTACATGAAAGACCGCGGTTATGCGAATATATTCAAATCAGGAATAGATTTAAATAATGCATTTATGGTAATGGGTGAACGTATATGAAGTATCTAATAACAGGACATACAGGATTTATAGGTAAATCAATTGTTGAACGGCTACAACGCACAAATGAACTTTTGTTAGTTGGTAGAGAGTGGGAAACGGATTCAACATTGCCTGAACGAATTAAACAATTTGCACCGAACTATATAATACATTGTGCGGCTGAGATAAAGGATTCATCAAAAACTTTTAATTCGAATGTAGTAATGACATATTGGTTGTTGGAAGCTACAAAGGACGTTGGATATCTAGGATTCGTAAATATAGGTTCATCTTCTGAATATGGAGCTACAAATAAACCAATTAGTGAGCTAGATGTATTGAAACCTAGAACGATGTATGAATCAACCAAAGGCGCCAGTACGTTACTTTGTAAGGGATATGCAACGGAGTATAATAAGCCTATAGCTACAGTTAGGCCGTTTAGCGTGTACGGGTTGTATGAACCGAGCGCTAGACTTATACCGACATTATTTAGGAATTTTCAAAATAATATAACTTCAAAAATAAGTTTAGGAGTTCATGATTTTATACATATCGATGATTTTATTGATGGTATATTTGCAGTACTGCATTCCGAAAAAGAAATTATACAAGGCGACGTGATACATTTTGGAAGTGGAGTTCAATATTCAAATTTAGAAGTTTTTAACATAATAAAAAATATTTACAAGTCTAATTTGGAACCTACCAAAATAAATAATATATTTAATAATTATGATACGCTAAATTGGGTTGCTGATATAACATATGCTAAATCAAAGTATAAATTCAATCCAAAATACACTTTAGAAACTGGTTTAAAAGAAATTTATGAAAGAAAATATAAATAAACTAAATAAAAGAATACTAGAAATAAGTATTAAACATAAATTATCCCATTTGGGAAGTTGTTTTACTGCTTTACCTATAATTTATGAAATATATTCTAAAAAAAGACCTGAAGATAAATTTGTATTATCTAACGGCCATGCTGGGTTAGCTTTATATGTTGTGTTAGAACATTTTTATGGGGTTGATGCTGAGCATTTACTTGAAACTCATGGAATTCATCCTGAAAGAGATTTAGAAAATTTTATAGATGTTTCTACAGGCAGTTTAGGTTTAGGAGTAACAATAGCAACAGGAATGGCTTTAGCTAATCCTAATATAAAAGTATATTGTACAATTTCTGATGGAGAAAGTGCTGAAGGAAGTATTTGGGAAGCATTAAGATTTATTGATGAAAATCAAATTAAAAATATTGAAATACATACTAATATAAACGGATGGGCCGCATATAAACCGGTTGATTCAGATAAATTATCTCAACGATTAAAGTTATTTTTACCTGAAATTAATATTCATTATACAGATGTGAATGAAATTATTCAATTTGAAACTTCATTAGCAGCTCATTACACTATGGCTAATAATAATATGAAAATAAAATAAAATAAAAATGGAAACAAGACAAGAAAAACTTATCGATGGAAGTTTATATACTATCGAATTAAACACTAATGAGTTAATTGAACATTTTAATAACTCAACTAACTGCACTAACGAAATTTTACATCAATTTAATGAATTATCTTGGTATTCTGAATATTTAACAGAGAATGATAAAATAATTTTAGATTTAGGTGGTAATATAGGTTTATTTGCTATTCATGTTACCCCGTGGGCTGATAGAATTATAACAGTAGAACCAACACCAAGTCATTTTACATTAAATGAACAGTTAACTAGTAAATTTAGTAATATTGAACGAATCCAAGCAGCAATATCTAATGAAACTGGTAAAATACCATTTTTTACATTTACTTCTAACACTACAATGAATTCTCTAATTAATAGAGGTGGTAATCATTTTATGGTTGATAGTATTACCATTCCAGATTTAATCGAGAAGTCGGGCCTAAAGCGTGTAGATTTTATTAAGCTGGATATCGAAGGATCTGAAACTATTGCACTCAATGAAGATATTATAAAATCGATTAGCGATAAAGTAACGAAAATTTTAATTGAGTTTCACGAAGTTGGTGGAATTGGCTATACAGAACAAAGAGCGATATTTGAACAGATCTTTATTAAATATGGCTACGAAATTAAACATTTCGGTCCAGATGGGTTATATTGTTATAAACAAATTAAAAACTAAAAACAAAAATGAAAACGGTATTTTATATAATAATTGGCGATTCACATTATCACGGATGTCGAACCGATGAGTTTATTAAATCGTTTAAACATTTCCATCCAGAAATTGATTTAGTGGTATTTGGACAAAAAGAAATTGATGAAACATTTGCGACTAATCCAAAACTTAACTTTTATAATTCGAAGCCAACATTTGCCAAAAAATTATATAATGATTATGATTTAGTAGTAAATATTGACGCAGATCATTTAGTTTTTGGTAGAATGGATGAAATTTTATTAGGGGACTACGATATAGCAATACCTACTAATTTTAATAGTTGGTTAAATTCAGGAATCGGAACAAATACATTTGCAAATACATGCGGTGTATTTTCATCAAATGTTCTAGTACCATATGAAAAATATATACAGGGTGGTTTAATAGCAAGTACATCTAAATTATTCTGGGATCAATATGAATATGCTAGTTTAAATTACTCGGATTTATTTGGAAATAAAGAAAATGATATTTTAAATTTATTATGTCATATGTTACCTTTTAATGTAAAAGTATTAGACGGCCATTATGAATATACCCACTCAGATTTTAATTGTTATTATGGGTGCGCATCTTTAGGTAGAGAAAATCAAATAGTAGTTAATAATAATCAACTAGAATTAGATGGAAAACCTGTAAAAGCATATCATTTTGCTAGAGGCGGTGTTAATAAACCACACCCAAATGAATTGTTTTCACAAGAAGTTGTTAATTTTATATATAATATAGTAACATGAGAAAAACATTTGTAAATTATTTAGAATCAAAAATAGAACAAGATTCTTCTATCATATTAATTACTGCAGATCTAGGGTATGGGTTATTTGATAATATAAAAGAAAAATATCCTAATAACTTTATTAATTGTGGAGCATCAGAACAATTAATGATAGGACTATGCATCGGTGCTGCTTATGAAGGTAAAAAACCAATAGCATATTCCATTACACCTTTTTTATTATATAGGCCTTTTGAATTAATTCGAAACTATATTAATAAAGAAAAATTAAATATCAAATTAGTAGGATCGGGTAGAGATAAAGATTATTCACATGATGGTTTTAGTCATTGGGCTGAAGATGATAAAGATATAGTTTTAAATTCTTTTAAAAATGTTAAATCATACTGGCCGGTGATGGATAATATTAATCAAACATTAGATGAGGTGTTTAATTATAACGGCCCTTGCTATGTAAATTTAAAGCGATAATGAAAGTTGCTTTTTGTACCCACGTATCAGATAATTGGTATTATTCAGTCGGGGCTCATAAATTATCTCAATCTTTAAAGTATTTCCACCCAGAAATTGATTTTTATTGTTTTGGAGATAAACAATTAAATGAATTATTTTCTATTCATCCTAATGTAAATTGGAATACAGTACATCCTTTTGTATCATACCAACTAATAGATCAATATGATATGGTGGTTCATTTTGATGCTGATTCAATGGTTGTAGGAAAATTAGATGAATTAATTGATGAATCTAATTTAGAATTTGATATTATAGGGGTCAGAAATAATAATGATTTTAATAAAGCGGGTAAAGATAATCCTATAACAAACCCAGGATTGGATACTCAAAAATATCTTAATGCTGGATTAGTAGCTATCACTAATAAAGCATTTGTAGAGCAATGGATGGTAAATAATACTGAATTTGGAAATCAGATGCCGTTTCAAGAACAAACAGTTTTAAATCTTATGACTAAAGATTGGAAAACAAAAATCATAGATCCAATAGAATCTAATGTTTATTATGGTATATCTAATTTATATGGAGATACCACACATTGGGATAGTTGGATGGATATTCAACTAATAGAAAATGAATTAATACTTAATAATAAAAAAGTTAAAGTATTACATCATGGAGGCGGTCATGGAGCAACTAAATTAGATTTCAATTTATTTAATAAAGAAGTAAAACAACATCTAAATAAAATTTATGAAAGTAATAATTAATCAACTTTTTGGTATTGGAGATATTTTATTTTTATCTCCACTAGTTGCTAATTTAGATATTGAACATGCTGTTTGGCCCGTTGTTGATCATTATTATTGGATAAAAGATTATATAAACATAGATAATTTAACATTTGTTAAATCTTCTGAATTTGATTCTACAAAATATAATGACTATATAGAAGTACCTCTACAACATGCACATTCTTTAGTTCCACAAGCTGAAGATTGTATGGAAGCTAAATATATGTTACTAGAAGCAGATACTGAATTATGGAGAACTTTAAGTTTTACTAGAAATAAAGAAAAAGAAGAAGAATTAAAACAATATCTCAATATAAATTCAGAAGATAAATTTATACTTGTTAACAATAACTTCGCGGGCCCAGAATATAATTATAAAATAGATATTGAACTTCAAACAGATTTAAAAATAATCTATCAAGAATATATTGATGGTTTTACTTTATTAGATTGGTGCGGAGTATTAGAACAAGCAGACGAAATACATACTGTCTCAACAGCAATATTTTTTGTAATTGAAGCTTTGAGATTAGAAAAAACTCCATTACATTTATATCCAAGAACCCCCTTAGATAAAGATTTATCTCCAATAAAAACATTAATAAATAATAAATGGATATGCCATGAGTAAAATAAAAGTTTATCTAAGACACTATAACAAAGCTAATCTAAGAAAACAAGATGTGAGACCAACTTGGTTCTCCTATGAGAATTGTTATCGCTCAGTTAAAAACGCTAATGTTGATTTGACAATTCTATTAGATGGTACCAGAGCTGATCATCATTTTCAGTTTGACGATACCGATAAGGTAATAGAATACGTAGGTGGTAGTGATGCCGCTAGTTTTAAATTTTGTCTTGAAGCAATTGAGAGTTCAAATCTACAAAATGATGATATTATTTATATAGTTGAAGATGATTATATGCATCGTCCTAACTGGGAATTAGTATTAAAAGAAGCATTCAATAGTTTTAATGTAGATTACGTAACTTTGTACGACCATCCGGACAAGTATTTTTTACCCATGTACGATGAACTACAATCAAAAATTCTACATACACAGTCATCACACTGGAGAACTACACCATCAACTTGTAATACATATGCCGCGATGTGGCGGACATTTAAAAAGCATTGGGATATCCATATGAAATATTGTAGTCCGGAATTCACACATGATGGGTATGATCATACAAAATTTATACACTTATGGAATAGCGGGTCTAATTTAGTATCGGCAGTACCGGGATACTCCACACATTGTGAAACACAATTCTTATCACCATTAACTGATTGGAGCAAAGTATGATATCAGTTATAATACCAACCTACAAATCACCGGAAGCTTTAGAACTTTGTTTACAATCAGCTATCGAAGGACAACAAAATAAAAATCAAATTATAGTAGTTGTAGACGGGTTTTATGATACAAACAAACATGTACTTGAAAAATGGTCTGAACATATTGATGTGCTAAATTTAGAAGAAAATGTCGGATTATGTAGAGGCACCAATTTGGGAGTGTATAATGCACGATATGATAAAATTCTTATAGTTAATGATGATAATGTATTTCCTCGGTTCTGGGATACGACTCTATTGGATGATTGGCAAGAAGGAGCGGTTATTTCACCAAACCAAATTGAACCGTATCCTTCAATGTTTACGCAGTTTCATATATACGATTTAGGCCGTACTCCGGAAACGTTCAACCTGGAAGCTTTTTGGCAACATGATTACCATTACGCATCAGGAGATAAAAAAGAAGAATGCGGCTCAACCTTACCTATCTTTATGAACAAATACGATTACATTCGTTTAGGTGGTTGGGACGAAAACTATGAAATGGGAATGGTTGCTGATTGGGACTTTTTCTTGAAATGTACATTATCAGGATTAAAAATGATTAGAACTTGGAATTGTCATTTTTATCATTTCGTTTCAGTATCAACAACTGATACTGCCGAGAAACGTTTGATGAGACAACAATCAGAAGCAAAAGGTCATGAGTATGCAAAATACAAATGGGGAAGTTATATACACCACGATACAAAAACTAATCGCAAATTTCTTGGTGATTTCAATTAATATTGTTATATTTAATTTGTAATTGAAAAGCTCTTAGAGCTCATTTAAAATAGTATAGTATGCGTTATTATATAAGTATGCCGGGAGATGATAAAGAAGCTATAAGCTCGCCTAATAATGTATTAGGAGACGTATCCTTTGACACGTTCTACTCTGACTTAGGATTCAAAGCATTAGGTAACATTATTTCCAAATATCCTGAAATGCTTGAACATGTAACTATTTCAGATGACTTTAAAAAGTACTATTCTGTAGAAGAATTTCTAGACACCATTCGCCCATTAAAAATAGCTAATTAACATGTATACGAGCACTGCAACCATGGATGTTACCAATATAGTTTTTTCAAATTACCTGATTACTATTTACTATTAATATGACAGACACAAATCACTTTGAATCATTAGTATTGATAGTATATACTATTCTGCAACAAGAACCTGTAACATGGCCTTCAGAATTGTCAGTCACCGATCAACAAACGTTGATTAGAAAAATGATTGACTATTTTTCAGCTCGAGAAGACTATGAAAAGTGCGCAAATCTAGAAAAAACATTAAATACATTACTTGGAGGATCAAAACTTTAATATTTATATAAGATTTTTATTATTCACTAAACAAAAACAAAAAAGTCATGGAAACATCGTTACAGGAACTTTTCGATAGCCTTAAGGCTAATTGGAATGAGTTTGAGACTGAGCATTCTACTTTTACCGCTAAAGGTAATAAGGCAGCTGCCGCTCGTGCTAGAAAAGCAATTCAATTGCTTAAGTCTGGGATAACTGCTTACAAGCAAGCAAGTGTCGCTGAAACAAAGAAAAAGTAAAGTAAATGGCATTGCTCCAAGTACTGTGTAAACAATAACTAGAGCAATGCTTTTACCATTTTGTGTACTTAATTAATAATGCGTGGATACTAATAGTGATAACCAAAATCAAGAAATTTCTTATTACATTAACACGCCCGGAGTCGAGAATGCAAATACTATTAATGATAGCTATGTTTTTCAATCCGGTTGGCTTCGACGTGTTGTTTGCGACAGTAATGCATTACACCAATTCTTACTGGTTAACGGATATTGTTTTCTATGGATTATCGATGTTCTTTTTTGGATTGTTTTTCTATCAGCGACATATTTATATTAAAACCATAAATGGCCAAAAAGAAAAAATCTGACGAGTCTTACAGAGGCGGTTACAATGCTAAGCCAGCTAAACGTAGACCTGGTATACATTCTAAAAAACGTGTATCCAAATTAAAGAAGTCTAAACATTACATTAAAGCATATAAAGGACAAGGTCGATAGTATGGCAACACCAATTAGTATATTCCTGAATAAGGTAGAAAAGTTTTTTCCAATTGATTTTATGGAATTTACACGTGCATTTAAAAAATTGCACCCAAACCTGCAGGTGGTCCAATCGAAAGAAGACAATATGTACTATGGGTTTTTTAAAGGTGATTCGATTGCACAATTCAAATATGATAAAGACTCACTTAAATTGTACACCGATTTGAGTTCAACACAAGTGTTCGATTTGATACGCAAATCAAAATAATTTTCAAAATAGTTTGGAAGTA